TCGCTCACATCAGCATCAGGCCTCATAAATGCATAAATAATGCCGCTTCGATAACCAGAGAATATTTTAAACTGCGACATAATAATTAAGCTGTCGTTGGAATTGCAAGGACAAAGTCAGCCCACTCCTTAGGAGACGTCTGATCAATGCCAACGATGAAGATGTTATCGGCATTCATCTCAGTACTCGTCAGCGCAATCTTGACCGACACTGAACTTGCTGGCTCCACCACAGGCAATGTTGCTAAATTGGTCAATGCTCCTCCGTCTTTTGAAATTTTCCAATCACCAGCTGCTAACGTTGGACTGCTTTTAAATGAACCAGGATTGGCTGGATCAACAAGTGAAATGTATGTAACAAAATCTTCATTCTTGACCGGAGGATTATATGGTGCTGCCATGTTCTATAATCCCAGGTTGAATGACGGTCGCGCGGAATATCCTGCTGCTGGAATAAACACCGGCGATATATTACCAATTGCTCGTACATCATCAGTCCATGAACCAGGCGAGCCAATGACTTCCTCTGTCCAGTAACAGTTGCCATTGAATGCCAAAGCCGCAGCTTGAACGTCGGCATCTATTGTCGCAGTTGTCAAATGTCTTATCTTGCGAGGAATAGAAAAGGCAAAAGCTGGAAGCATAGTGAACCGATACCAACGTCCAGCCGGTAGAAAAAGATGCGAGGCAGTTGAGAATACATTCACCAATGGAACTGGAGCAGAACCACCAAGAGAGCCAGCTTGATTGGTATATGTTCCTAGCGTAGTACCTTTAGGCAAAGAACTGTCCGGATAAATCTTCCAAATGTGACCTTCATTACATGTGACGCCAGAGTCAGGATAACCACCCATACCAACCCAAACAACATCTTCATCTGGCTTAAAGCGCAATCCGCGTTCATTCACATCACCAGTCGTTGTGACCATTTCATCGAGCAATGTGCCGAGCGGATGCAGCAATCCGGCATACTTAACGATCATCATCGTGCCAGTGAATTGATTTGTTGCAGGATTGAATCCAGACGCACTATATGATCCATTAGCCGATGAAGCCAGTGGAGAGCTAACGCCATTGTCCCGGTTCATCGTGACGTAGTTCGTTGCGCCTCCATCTTGATCACCAATAACGAACGAATAAAGCTTGCCGGCTGTAACTGAAATAGACAATCCACTTTTCTTCACCCAACAATTAGCAGTCGTTCCATTAAGTGTGATGGTGAAGGCCGAACCAACCAACGTCCCAGGGACAAATGTGCTAGCCATTCCTTCCCTGATTTGACCATTGATCACTCCGTCCGTTGATCCCCACGTCCCATTGTACGATGCAACGTAAACCCAGACGTCGGTCAGTGTTCCTGTCTCTTGAGCGAGAAACCAACCAGCAAAACAATTGCCAGAAGTGCCATACACAAACGCATTATTGAACGCCATTGTCGTCAAGTTAGGGACGCCATTGATTATCTTGGACGGCGACATCTTGTTGGCGCTACCAGTCCGCAGATCACTCCATCGAGAAAATGCGGCCATGGTTATGCGCTCAATGTTATCGTGTAATTGGCAGCGGCATAATCGGATCGCTCTGTAGCGTTCTGCGAGAGACTAAACAAAGTGTAGCCACGTTGCGTCAACCAACGATGGATCATCGTGAACTGTTCGATGAACGGATGATTGATATCCGTAATGATGTCTTTCACGCTCAGCGTGGTCACTTCCATGTAGACCTTCTGGCCTCCGCCCATGTCAAAGACGGCCTTGCTGCCTTGGAACGTGAGCGGAGGAAGGGAAGGCATTAGGCGATACGCAGGATGGCGTTGGAAGCGTCTGGCGTCGGGAACACGAAGGTCATCGTACCAGCCGACACTGTCTGTGTGCCACCAAAGTCATGCACCGACACCGAGCGATTGATCGCTGAGCCACCGGCATTCGGCGTGATACCTGTCGCATGACCAAGCCGCACCGATGTATTGTAGATAATGCCGGCTGTGCATGAGATGGTCGCCGTCGTAAGAGATGGATCAGGCGAGAAGTCAGTGAATGCCGTGGAACCGGACACCGTTGGTGTCACATTGGTCAGCGCCATGCCGCCTGATGTATAGCCTGTGCCAGATGCCTCGTCCGTACCAACGTTTGTCGCTGTTGGACCTGCCGTACCAGGCGTACCAACGTTAGTTTGCGTGCCGTCGAAGGTTCGCGTTGGCGTCACCTTGATCAAAAGCAACTTGAAGGCATCGCCAGTCATAGCAATAGTGCCGGTTGTCACAGTACCAGTGTGCGCCTTTGAAAGCGTCACCGCAGTACCAGAATCAATCGACGCAATGACAGCACCAGCGGCGATGCCGGTGCCTGTTACAGCCATACCAACGGCCATACCGGCAGTAGTAGCCAGACCAGTGAGGGTGAACTGACCCGACGTGCCCGCGCCAGCCAAGGAGGACAATGGTCCATTGAAACAGTGCGCGGCTTGTAGCATCTCTTGCTTGTCTGACACGCAGACGGCGGTTGTTGCCATAATTTAATTCTCCGATTGAAAGGGCCGAGGTGAAACTGTTACTTCTGAAGATACTTACTTATGTGCGCATGAACGTTAGCAGCGCCATGGTTAGCGCGGGCTTCGCGATAAGCCTTGGCTTCTGGATTGCTAGCGTTCTTGTCGGCATGATAGCTGCGCTCGATGTCCATTGCCGTGGCAAAGTGCGAGCCAATCATACCAGCAAGCACAGCTTGGACTTCCTTCTTGGCGAAATGTTCGCCAAGGTCAACCTCCTTCTCACCTCCGGTATCAGGATCGGGTATTTTGATCTTGCCGACCTTCTTAGCAGCGGCAGCAACCTCAGCAACAACTGCGTCACAGTGTTCCCTTGGATCAATCGGTTCAGCGAGACGCTTCATGCCGCCTCTTTCGATCTTGCCGCGCTCACTGGTTTGTACATTCTCGTGGTGCGGTTGCAAGAGATCAAGAAGCGCCATTTCAAACTTGCGCGCGCCGACAGTGTCCGCGGCGCCAGAACTGAACACAGACTGGATGATTTGTCCAGCGGTGGTAACTGCCCACTTGTCAGCGGGATGCGGGCCACCATTGGTGACCATAATTCCTACTTGCATGATGGCCTCATTTGATTTGAATTGAAAAGGGAAGGAAAGCGGACCGGAGGAAAAGGGTGTAACCTCCGGTCCTAGGTGAGCTGAGGAGTGGAACTCACCTACAAAGTCACTTCCATAAGAGTGAGCTGGGAAGGCAACAGCCCTTACTCCGTGACCTTGTTCGCATTCTTGTTGTGCTTCTTGATGGCCTTGATGATGTCTGCTTTCAAGTAGGCATCGCCAAGGTCGATGTTGTTCTGTTCGGCATGTTCCTTGAGCTCAGCGACAGTCATGCCTTCCAGATCTTCATCTTCACTGCCTTGCGCTTTGTTGGCGCCGGAAGCCGCACGGCCAGAAGCAACCCTGGCCCTGGTTGCTGTAGGATCATTCGGATTTGGCGGACGACCAATCGTCGCTGCAGCAACCAGGGCCTCTGTGGCTTCTTGGACCTTCTCATGGACCTCTGGACGCAAGCCGCCAGGCTTGTCTTCCATGCCAACTGATTCACGCATCTGACCAGCCGACTTGCCGATGAACGCGCCATGGTTGTTCTCGAACTCCGTGGCGTCCTTGTCAGGATAGCGGATGTCGGTTGGGGTTGGCTCACTGTAGGTGCCGGACGGATTCTTGTCCGTTGCCACCAGCCCACCGCCTTCATTGACACCATAGTTGGCATCGATGCGGCGTTTCGCCTTGTGATCCTCGTAAGCCTGTCGCTCAGCATCAGTCATCGGCCGATCAGCGTCCGCTGATTTGGCATCTTTGTCGAGCTTGTCTTCATATATCTCGTGCTCGCCTTCTTTGTAATCTTCTTGGTTGATGACCTTGTACTCGTTGCCGTGCTCGTCGCTGTGCTTGACTCGTACTGTTCCCGCCATGGGAAGCTCCTTTCGAAAGAAGATGAAACGATAACTTATAACGTAGCTAGCAGCGCCAAGTTTCCCTGGCGCTACACCTTTTGTTTAGCCAAGCAGCAAAGCGATATGCTCAGGCTTAACAACGCCAACGCCCCAAGCAAGAGCGACCTCATAGCGAATGCGGCGATATTCGCGATACAACCGCACCTCGAAGCTAATGCCGGACGTTGGATCGGTCACCATCTTCGAGTCATCAGCAGAGTCACCGCCATCCGGAGCGGCAGGGGCACGCGCCGCAAGAACAAGAGCATTCGGCGTAAATGCTACGTTGTCGGTGAAGTTTGCACCAATCGTCATGTTTGTCGCCGCTGCTGGGATTGCCTGGAGGAGGCCAGGAGCGTTGATGACTAACGTGCCGGGTGCCGCAAGTCCGGTCTTGACGACATACTTGTTGGTATCACCGGCGAACGTAACCACGTCACCGGCCAGGATTGTACCAGCGCCAGTAATGACCGGGATTGAAGTCGTACCAATTGGGAAGCCAGCAGCAGTCGAGGTGTACGCTGTGCCACCGCCCTTGGTGATGACGCCAACGCCAGCGGAGTAGCCAATACCAAAGCCCATGACAGTCGTAAGAATACGACGCCGCAGGAAGTCATCGGTGTTGGCTTCGTTTGCCTTGAAGAGAACAGCTTGCTTGCCTTCCAAGTTAAACCTTGCGGCACCGCCAATGATCAACCGGCGACCAAATTGCGGTGCGCCGTTCTGATCGAGGATTTGGTTGAGGCCGGCAAAGTCAGTCAGATCGCCGGCAGTACCAAATGGGGTATTGCCCGCTGTACCGTAGGCGCGTGAAGCTGCTTTGGCAGCAGCCGCTACCGCGTCAACTTCAACTTGGTTGGCGAGCCAGCGGAATGCTTGTGCGAACTGATCAGCAAGGATCTGATTGTACTGTCCACCAGGACCAATTGCGCGTTGCTCTTCACCGTTCCAACGGACCGGCGAATATTTTGACTTCGTGATTGACACAGCTTGTGTACCAACAATGACGTCACCGTCATCCGGAGGTACAGAAGATGGAGTGATATTGCCGCCAGTTGCCGCTGGCACAACAGGAACAGTTACTGTCTGGCCGACAGCTGCGCGCTCCATCGAGGCATCCCGCTGCATCGCAGGGATGATACCGATAAGCTCACGGGATACAACGTCCAATCCAGCAAACAGACTGGGAAGGACAGCAGTCAAGGTATTGGCCATATGATGGCTCCTATGAGTTGAGTGAATTGAAATGGTGGGGCCATCGGCCTAGTCAAGCGTGCCGCCGTCAGCGGAGATAATTGAACCGATCTATCAGACCAGCTGAATTTTATCGACCGTCATCTTGGTCATTTGTTCTTGTGGCGTGAGCCTATCAAAGTCAGCACGCGACATGGTCTTTGCGCCATGTTGGCCGTTATTGCCGCGCCCTCCAGGACCAGATGGCTTACCAAGATATGCCTTGCCTTTCGTGCCAGCCCAATCAGCGACATAGGTAGGCACTTCAATCTCGCCCATGTCTGTAGTGAATACAGGAACACGGTCGCCCTTCTCGGTCTTAGTAACCTTGACAGATGGCTTGAGGCTGGCGATTGCGCCTTCAAGCAGCTCTGGTTGGACGCCCACTTCAAGCAGCGCATCCTTCAAACGGCCATCGACCGTGGTCTTGTCAATGTAGCCATCGCGTTCAGCGATCTGCTGCATCAGCGCTGTCTCTTTTTCAGTGGACTTCTTCGTCAGGTTCTCAATCTTCTTTTCATAGACCGCCTTCATTGACTGGATGTGCTCATCAGCAATCTTCTTTTTCTTCTCTGGATCGCCAGCATCATCGGCGAAATGCGCGACCATCTCCGCGTATTTTTCAGGGTCAAAGCCTTCCGGAATAATTGCGATCTTCTCTTCAAGCTCGGTGACCTTGGCCTTCAATTCATCACGCTTGCGGACGTTCTCCTTGTTGGCGGTGATCACACCACGGACCTTTGGATGATCGTCGATCATATCAAGGTCAAGGACAAACTTGCCTTTCTCCTTTTCATCCTTCTTGTAGAACTCCTTGAGCGTCTCAGGCACATCAGCCTCTGTCTCAAGTACTGCTTTCAAACCCATCGGGTATTCTCCTGTTTGCGACATTCAGTCGCATGTTAGATAGTGCGAGCATATCGCTCATATCGTTGATGAAGTCTTTATGATCTTCCGTCCCTTCATCAGCGCAATTTGGATAACATTTCAAAAGGTAAAGGACCATATTCATAGCCTCTACCTTTTTATTTTCAAAGTCACTCATAACAATTCATTTCTTGCGTAGCTTCTTCTTGAAGCCGCCTGTTGCGTGATAGAACGCAACCTGCTTCTTCGTGAATACGCGACCAGAAGGCGACTTATATTTGCCCTGGCCCTTGCCTTTCATAATCTTCTTGAATGGCATCTGGCTGAACCTCTTCCAAACTATCAAGCCATTTCTTTTTCTGGCGCTCCTTGCCAGACGGAAGAGAGCCAGTACCATCGAGCCGCTGGTGCAAGGCCTTATGCACCTCTGCGTCTTTTAGCATGAGCTCTCTTAGTTGCTCTTCTTGATAAGTCATTATGCCCTCAATAGGTCAACCATTGCCGTCCCACCAACCGCCGCTTGACCGGCGACTTGCGCGACAAGGTTATCAATTATAGTATAATTCGTTGCGCCCGTCCCGCCACCTTCATACTCGATTGATACTGAACCAGCCTTGAGCGATTTAACTTGGCGCTCCATATCTGGTGGCATGGATCCGGGAGTTTGTAGCTCACGGTAAGCTGCTTCCGCAGTAGCTTGAAGAAGAGGCCGTGGTATCTCGTCAACATCAATGATCAATCCTTCTGCATCGACAATGTTCGTCATGTATGGGTCATTGATAAAGACCCCATACTCGATCCAGCCGGCCTTGCGCGGCCAGAACAATCCTTGCTCATTGCCATAGGTCTTGACGCCTGGATACTTCACCCAGTTGTCGATGGCTCTTGTCCCTTGAATCAAAGCGGACTCAATTTGCTCATCGCTATACGCCGATATGTCCCAGTTCAACGTCTCTGCGTAAAGCTCAAAGTCCACCTGTAGCATATAGGTGTTTGCTAAAGGCTCGCCAAGACCTTCTTCAACGACAAGAGCCATCGCACATTATCCCTTCTTGAATGAAGG